AACTAACTTTGCCGAACAGCAGAAATCAGCTTAGGGGGTGAAGAAAAGACGGAAGTAATAATAATTTTAGGACTGCTAATGCTTTGCACAGCTTTTGTTTCAGCAGTATTAGCAATAAAAATAGTAGCCGCCCATTTGTATAAAACAATAGACAGCTACCTTGATAAGCACGACGCTCAAATTATGGATCTGATTAAGTGGGCAAAGGACGAAGACAAACATCAATGAACGCTTTTCCAACAGGAGTAAGTTTTGCAACTCCTTTCTGTAAATCAAATTTTTGATTACTGTTATTTGATTTGTTTGTGGCTTCTATTTGATTTTTGAAATCTACTACTATAGGTAAAGAATCAAAAATCTTATAGACTGAATCATCAGTTATGTATTCATCATATGCGATGCTTATAAGACCCATACGAGATAAAGACGATAAAGAAATTGATTGTTGCTCAATTGAATCGCAAAACTTATTACTACAAAAAATATTAGTTTGCAAAATTCTATGACCGCTTTTTTCAAAATTTATCCTTATTTCGCATATTGGCAAATTTTCTCCAAATGAAAAACATTTTAGGTTTTGGGCATCTATAGGCGACATTTGTTGAATGATGTCAGAAAAAGACGGATGAATTTTTTCGATTTTTCTACTGTCGAATGAATTGATGATTAACTTTTCAAACATTTCACGAATTTCATCTTCATTCATACAGTGTTTTGCTTTTTCAACAGCCGGTCCGATAATTGATTCTCTCGGTTCAACTTGATTTTCAGGTGGGATATTCTCTACACCTTTTTCAATGTTGCTTTTGAAAGCTTCAAATTTTTTCTGACGCTTTAATTCAGCTTTTATTGAAGCATAATGTATGCCACCTGCAGTTAAGTTTATGAAATCGGCTAACAGACCACCTGCAACTTTTGTTGGTGGATTTGTAAGATTACTTACTGCTTCTGATTCTAAAACAGCTTTTGTAACACCATAAGCAGTATCAGTTATGTTTTGGTCACTCATATGTGCACCACCTTTCTAAATAAATAATAACATTATTTGGGTAATAAAGCAATAAAATATCGAAAAGCAGGTGAGAAAATGGCAAAACTTAAACTTATTGACACAAAGGACAAGTTTCTTCTTGAAATTGACGGAACAGAAATTCCGTATGTTACAAGCTATCAGATAACACGAACGGTCGGCGAGGTTGTACTGCTCAAACTGGCTCTCAGCGTTGCTGATGTTGAATCAGTCGAAATCGTTTCAGACAAAATTACCAACGAAAAATAGGAGGTGTACATATGCCGAGAGAAAGACCTATCATCAATTGGGATGAAGTGCCGGTGATAATTGATGTGCCGTATGTGGCACGGTTGCTTGCACTTAATGTTGATTACACAACACGGCTTGCACAAAGGGGCGTTCTTCCTGCCCACAAAATCGGAAAGCTTTGGCGATTTGATAAGGAAGAAATCAGACAATACATAAAGGAGCACTAACAAATGTGGCATTTAAGAAACTACCCGACACGCAGAAAACTGCTCAAAGATGTTAAGGAGTTAAGAGAAGAAAACAAAAATCTCAAAAATGAGTTAAAAAAAGCTCGCCTTGATAAATCCCAAACCGAAGAAAATTACACAAACGCTCGATATGCATTAGAAGGCTATAAAAACGAGAATATTAAACTCTGTGAAAAACTTTCAATGTATGCATCAGCAAAGGCAGAAACATATGGCTTTGAATGTGTGGGGGTTGAAAATGCCAAAGACTACAAGGTTGTTTGATGAAAAGAACATTTTGCGGACCTTAGCAAAATGTTTATCAAATATAAAGGTGGGAAAATATTTTGAATTACACTGATTTTATATCCTCAAACGGATACATATGCACTGAATCTGAGTTTGAAATTGCTAAGGCACACGCTAAGAACAAGTTGGCGGTTATTATCAGCCGATTTGGTGATGCAAACGGTGAACGCCTTGAGGATTATTACCTTGAACAGCTTATCAGGGAAGAACTCAGAGCTGAAAGAGTATCAAAGGCGTTGTTTGAAATGCAACTTGCAGGCAAAGAGAAATCCCGCATTGCTTAGGAACAGCAACACTGGATTAAACAAAAAGAAATTTAAACAAGCTCATTATATCATATTGAATCGAAAAATCAATAGTTAGGAGATATTAAAATGTGCGAAGTATGCAGAAGCACTCCTTGTAATCCGATGTGCCCAAACGCACCGCAAGTACTGGTAATGGGGCATTGCAGAGCGTGCAACGCAGAACTCAGATATGATTATACATATTTCAGAGATACAAATGATGATATTTTCTGTTCGCGTGAATGTGCCGAACTTTTTCACGGCATTACCGAGGAAGAATGGTCAATAGATTAAGGAGGTAACATAAAATGACCAAAATTACAGAACCCGTTAATTTGCTTGAAACTGCTGATATGGAAGAAGTAAAAAATCTGTCAACAGTTAATGATGCAGAACCTGATTCAACCGATTTAATTCAGGTAGCTCAGATTCCTGTCATTATCGAGAATCTCAAGCTGGTTAAATCTGAAATTGAGAAAAAGGTAAACACTGCCTGCGAAATGATATGTACAGACGAAAACTACAAGGAAATCAAGAAGTTGCGTTCATCGCTCAATAAGGAATTTGCGGAATTTGAAACTCGCCGAAAAGCGGTTAAATCGGAAATAATAACACCTTATGAGGCTTTTGAAACAGTTTACAAAGATTGCGTGTTATTGCCTTATAAGAAAGCTGATTCCGCCCTTAAAGGTAAGGTTGACGCCATTGAGCAGGGTCTTAAACAGGAAAAGTACGAAAAATCAAAAAGCTATTTTGATGAGTATTCAAAATCACTCGGTATTGATTTTGTGGCATATGAGCAAGTTAGTTTAAACATTACTATGAGCGTATCTCTCAAAAAGCTTAAAGAAACCATAAAATCTAACCTTGACAAGATTATGGATGACTTAAAGCTTATCGCAACGCAGGAGCACAAGGACGAAATCCTGTACGAGTATAAGCGGTCTTTGAATGTATCGGTTGCAATAACTTCCGTAACCGAGAGGTACAAGGCTATTGAAGAAGAAAAAGCAAGGGCAGAAGCCGAAAGAGCAGAGCGTGAAAAAGCCGAGCAGGCTGTGAGCAACACTCTTGACGAATATGAACCGTTTGTTGCAAATGTGCCTGAAGAAGTTGCTCCTCCGGTTGAAGAAATATCAGAACAGCCACAGCAAGATGAAAAAGTTCTGTCATTGTCATTCAAGGTTTACGGTACAAAATCACAGCTTAAAGATTTTGCACTCACTGTTAAGCAGTTAATCAACGAAAGGGGATTACGCTATGAGTAATTATAATAATCAAAACAATCAGATTCAGCAGAGAAAGCCGAAGTTTTCGTCAATGCTCCAGACACAGGCTTTTCAGAAAAGTCTTTCAAACTCAATGAAAGACCCGAAGGAAATCCAAAAGTTCACGGCGGCTATTACTTCAGTAGTGAGTACCAATCCGGCACTCGAAGAATGTGATGCAGGAACAATTCTTTCAGCGGCACTTTGCGGACATTCGCTCGGCTTGCCACCATCACCACAGCTCGGACAGTATTACATGGTTCCGTTTAAGGACCGTAAGAACAATCGTACAACAGCAACATTCGTTCTTGGTTATCGTGGCTATATTCAGCTTGCTATCCGTTCAGGACAGTATAAAAGACTTAATGTGGTGGAAATCAAAGAGGGAGAACTTCTTAATTGGGATCCGCTCACAGAAGAAATTACAATCAAAATGATTGAAGATGAAACAGAGCGTGAAACAGCTGAAACAATCGGATATTATGCTTATTTTCGCTATGTAAACGGCTTTGAGAAAGCTCTTTACTGGAGTAAGGATAAGATGAAACAGCACGCTATGAAGTATTCAGCTGGATATGCAAATGATATCAAGAAGGGTACAAGCTATACATTTTGGGCAAAGGATTTTGATGCTATGGCAAAAAAGACAATGCTCAGACAGCTTATAAGCAAATGGGGTATTATGAGTGTTGAAATGCAGACAGCATATGAAGCTGATAATCATATTATCAATGCTGACGGAACTCCCGATTATGACACCGATACTATGATTGATGCAGAAGTTCCTGCTGAAACACCTGAAATTTACAATTCATCTTCATCTGAACCGGATGAAGAACAGTTCTCTATTGATGATCTTGCAGAATGAAATGATTGATTTAGAGATAATAAGCACAGGCTCTAAGGGCAACGCAGTCTTTCTTGACGGTCAGGTCTTGATTGACTGCGGAGTGCCGTTCAGCAAACTTGTTGAGTGTGAAGTGATTGACCGAGTTAAATATGTTTTTTTAACTCATCAACACGGAGACCATTGTAATGTTGCTACTCTAAAGCGACTGCTGTCCGAACACCCTTGTATTCGGATAATTTACCCCAATTATCTTTGCAAAAAGCTTTTTTTATTAGGTGATACCGCCTTTCAATACAATTCTTTCATAGTCGCTCAGGATAAATGGTACTCAATCAGCAATATTACTTTTTCAGCAGTACCACTTCGGCATGATGTTCCTAATATCGGCTGGAAGTTACACTTCAACACTCAACAGGGGATATATAAAGTTATATACGCAACTGATACATCGGAAATCGCTCATATAACAGCTAAGAACTACGATTTGTATCTTGTAGAAGCTAACTACTCAAAAACAGAATTACTTAATCGAATAAAAGATAAACGATTGAAAGGTCAATATGTGTACGAAGATAGAGTTCTTCGTACACATTTGAGCAAAGAAAAGTGCGATGAATGGTTGTATCAAAATATGGGTAATAACAGTTTCTTCGTTTATATGCACCAACACGAGGACTTAGTATGATTACATCAGCGAACATAGTATCTTATGACGGATATAACTTAATAGTAAGACCGCATGAGCGTATCGGCAGAGAACTTGCACAGAAACAAGTACATGAAATTGAACTCAGAATTGTTGACGGACGCACGATTTCTGCCGAACAGCGAAGAAAAATATACGCAATCATCAGAGATATAGCATTTTGGTGCGGAGATAATCCCGAATGGATTAAAGAATATTTCAAGTTTAATTTTTGCGGTGAATTTGGCATTGAATACTTTTCGCTGTCTGATTGCGAAAAAAGCGTAGCAAGAGATTTCATAAGCTATCTGATAGATTTTTGTTTCTACCAAAATATCGGAACAAGAGATACTCTGCTTAATGTTACAGATGATATAGGCAGATACTTGTACAGTTGTCTTGAAAATCGTAAGTGTGCAATATGCAATGCACCAGGTGAAGTTCATCATGTTGACAGAATTGGTATGGGGCGAGATAGGGAACAGATTGTACATATAGGATTAAAAGCTATATGCCTTTGCAGAAAGCACCACGATGAAGCACATCGGCACGAAAAAGAGCTGTTTGATAAGTACAAAATCTACGGTATAGAGCTTGATGAATATCTTTGTACAAAGCTGAAACTTAATACAAAAAGAAAGAGGTGATACAGTGAATGGCTGGACAACCAAAGCGAGGGCTTGACTTTGCGGCTTGGGATGTTCACTTGTTCGATGATGATGAGAGATTTGATGTGCTTATTGATGCACAGGGTTGGGACGGCTTTGGAGTATTTTTTTGGATTTGTACCAAAGCTTATGCAACAAATGGTTACTATTATGAGTGGCGAGAAGAAACCAGTGCTGCCACGATAGCGAAACGAATGAGCGGTGGAATTAAATCAGATACGGTAAATCAGGTAGTTAAGCTTTGCTTACGAATTGGGCTGTTTGATAACGGGCTGTTTGATAGGGAGAGCATACTGACCAACAAAATGATGCAAGAACGATATATGTACGCTATCGAAAAACGCTCCGTGCGAGGTCGCACAATAAATAGATTATATTGGCTTTTGAAAACGGAAGAAACAAAGGCTTATATAGTTATACCTGAAAATGAGCATAATCTCTCCGAGAATGAACATAATCTCTCCGAGAACGACACAAAGAAAAGTAAAGTAAAGGAAAGTAAAGTAAATAGAAATAATTATTATGCGATGCCGTCTGCAAATGCAGCCGACACCGCCGGTGAAAATATTTTTATTACATTACCTTTGAACGATAAGAGTAATTATTCAGTTTCAAAATCTGATGTTCAGCACTACAAAATTTTGTATCCTGCTGTTGATGTAGAACAACAATTGCGTTCGATGTTTGGGTGGCTCGAAGCTAATCCGAGCAGGAGAAAAACAAGAACCGGCATTAAAGGGTTCATTACTAAATGGCTTAATAAGGTCCAAGACAGAGGAGGTGTAGGATATGGATTCAATCCAAGCGATAATGTCAAGAATAATGTCACCACAGCGAGCGGAGGAAATTATCCAACGGGCGAGAAAGTCTTCTAAAGAACTCACTCCGAGAGAAAGAGCCGAACAAGAAGCAAAAGTGTTTAACTCAACATCCGGTAAGCTCATTGGCTATGAGTGTGAGAAATGTATGAACCGAGGCTATATTTACCGTGTAAAGGCAGGCGAAACGCCTTTCGGGCAGGTTACATATGATGTGGTTGCTTGCAAATGTGATTGTATGAAAATTCGAGATGAACTTCACAGAATGCAGAACAGCGGTCTTCAAAAACTTCTTAAACGATATACTTTTGAAAGTTACAAGACAACCTCAGATTGGCAGAAATATGTGAAAGATAAAGCATATGAGTACATTGACAAATGCTCTGATTGGTTCTTCTTCGGCGGTCAGCCCGGTTGTGGAAAGACACATATATGTACGGCTATTGTCGGAGCATTACTCAAAAAAGGCAAAGTTGCAAAGTATATGCTCTGGCAGGACGATATAACAAAAATCAAACAGGCTGTAAATAACGCGGAAGTTTATGAAACCCTCATCAACTCTTACAAGCAAGCAGAGGTCCTTTACATTGATGATTTCTTTAAAACTCGCAGGGGCGATTTTGTCTCAACAGCTGATGTCAATGCTACATTTAAGATTATCAATTACAGATACAATGAAGGATTGCCGACTGTCATAACATCTGAATTATCACTTGAACAGATTTCGCAGATTGATGAGGCTTTAGGCAGTAGAATTTCAGAAATGGCTAATCCGAAAATTTTTATTAAAGCCGATAAAAATAAGAATTACCGTTTTACGAGAGGAAATGAAAATGATGTCTGAAGCACAGGAGCAATGTAAACTCATTAAATGGGCGGATAAATGTGTGCAAATGAAAATACATCCTGAACTTTCAATGCTGTACGCTGTTCCAAATGGTGGCAGAAGAGATAAAGCCGAAGCCGCACATCTTAAAAGGCAAGGAGTTAGGGCAGGTGTTCCGGATTTATGCCTTGCTGTGCCAAAAGGTAAATATCACGGCTTATATATTGAGCTTAAAGTCGGCAACAATAAGACTTCTGAACATCAGGATAAATGGTTGCAGAATCTTTCACGGTGCGGATACGCCGTAAAGGTATGTTATGGCAGTACATCAGCAAAGCAGACAATTGAAAAATATCTGCAATTGGGTGATTGATTATGAAATTGCAGGTTTGTCGAAAGTGTAATCACGAATATCATCCGTGTAGCATACGGAAATGTCCATATTCAAAAAAAGGCTTATACATATGTGTCTATTGTTGTAAAAAGTGTCCGTATGTTAGGCAGGTCCCTTTGGGGTGGATATGTTTGTATGATAAACAAAAAGAAATTTAAATAGGAGTTGTGATATCTGTTGTGTTAAGTCACCATTTCGGTTTTGGTGCAAAAAGGCTTTATAAGTTAAATCTTGAAGCCTTAAGGTACATTGCAAGTATCAAAGACGGTGCAAAAGAGTTCACCGAAGAATACAAAAACAATGTTGAATATGCCTCTATCAAAATGCACAAGGAATTTGATAAAATTATGGCTCTGAAAAACAACGGCATTGATTACGGGCAGAAATTAAGAGATGAAATTGACAGCGGTAGTTATCTGAACGCAGAAATCGAGGTGAATTAAATGAGTAAAGAGAAAAAACCAATTTTAAACTTACAGAAGGGTTGTCCGCTTTGTGGTGGCACGGACTTATGTTATGGGTATGATCCCGCTTTGAGCAGAATTGACATTGTGTGTAAAGCTTGTAATTTCACTTTCTCATATAAAAATGAAAAATCTACAAACGCACTTCTGCTTGCTGAAAGTATATGGAACTCAAGAGTCAATGAGCAAAAGCCGACAGTGAAAAGCACAGTATCAACAGCAGAGGCTATCTTATCAGAGCTCAAGGATATTAAGTCATATGTAGCTGAACTGGCAGGATACAGTATTGATGAAAAAGGATTATGAAAGGAAGTCAAAAAATGATTGATTGTTCAAAAACCGAAAATTATTTTGCTGAAAAGCGAAGAATGATAAAAAAATACAGGCTAAACGATGGTGCATATCTATGTGGAGTTAATTGTGCCAACTGTCCACTGAACAGTTTGAATAATGGTATAAGCGGCAAGATAACTTGTTCAGACTTTGAAGTATTCTATCCTGAAAAAGCAATAAAAAAAGTCCAAAAGTGGAGTAATGAACATCCGCGAAAAACTTATTTAAGTGAATTTTTGAAAAACTATCCGAATGCATGGCTTAACGAAAAAGGTATACCTAAGAGAATGTGCCCATCAACGCTTGGTCTTAAAGATCTTGAAGACTGCGGTGGAAGAAATTGCGTTGAATGTTGGAATCAGCCTGTTTAGGAGAGCGATGAAAATGGCATTTCCTGAAAAGCTAAAAGCATTAAGGCTTGAAAATGGATTAACGCAGGATGAACTGGGTGAAAAGCTCTATTTGAGCAGAACAAGTATATCTTACTATGAGCAGGGAAAATTTGAGCCTAATATCGAAACCATAATAGCTATGTCAGATTTATTTAACATTACAACAGACGAATTGTTAAAGTGAGGTGTAAACACAATGACAAACTTTGAAAAAATCAAACAGATGTCAATTGACGAAATGGCTCGGAGTTGTATGCGTTTTTTTGCCTGTCCATATGGAAGAACTCCATATTTCGGTTGTCCTATGGAAAAGCGATTCAATGGCAGTTGTATTGACTGCACAAAGCATTGGCTTGAAAGTGAGGCGGATAGTAATGACACCTGATGAATACAGACAAAAGCATAAGCGCTGTGCGACCTGCGTGTACTGTGGGGGTAATTATCGTTCATGTACCTCATCATATTATTGCTGTCTTGCGAAAAACAGAATTACACATAAAATAAGAGGACGCTTTTGCAAGATTTACGAGGCAAAAGAATTTAAGGAGGGCGCATATTAGTGGACAAAATACACAGGACTGATGTTGACTTTTCGACGCAACTTGAAAAGGCTATGAAGCTGAGAGATATCGGCCCGACAAAGTTAGCGAGGAAATCGGGAGTTCAACGCAGTCAGATTTGTAGATACCTAACTGCCGAAATAGCGCCGACGACGAACAATATACGAAGGTTGTCAATTGCTCTGAATGTTACTACTGATTATTTATTGGGGCTAGCTAAAACAGACGAAAGATAACAAACAATAATTAAATTGCACCAATAATGCAACGAGAAAAAATATACAATGGACTTATAATGCAGACGGACTATCTGTGTTGTAAGTCCATTTTTTATTTGGTGGTGTACGGTATGGCTAAGGCGTTTGCTAAAGGCTTTTACAAGTCTAAAAAGTGGCAGGATTGCCGACAAAGTTTTATCGCAGAGCGAATGCTTGTTGACGGCGGATTGTGTCAGCTATGTAAAGAGCGACACGGCTTTATCGTACATCATAAGATCATGATTAATGAGAGCAACATAAACAATCCTGATGTTACTCTTAACTACGACAATCTTTTATATGTGTGCAAAAAATGTCATGACGATTTGCCGGGGCACGGGATAGGTGGTTGCGAACCGAAAAAATATTTTTTTGATGAGAGCGGAATGCTCCGACCGATTATCCCCCCCGTTGAAAAATCGGAAACCGGTGACCGTAGGACCGAGGGGGGCAGTTAGATTTTTTGCGCACCTTACATATAGCCCCCCTCCCCCCCTAAAAAATCTTGTGCGAAAGGACGGTGATTGATTTGACTGACGAACAGAAAGAACAAAGAGCGATTAAGAGAGAAATAAAACGATTAACGGAAATCTACAAGGATATAGAAGTTAAAAGAAAAGACCTCGCCGTTGGTTTGATCGAAAATGCGGCGTTTACTCGAATCAGGCTGAAAGAACTGCAACAGGACATTGCGATTTATGGCTTGACTGAACTGTTTTCGCAGTCGGAAACGCAAGAGCCGTACTCACGCAAAAGACCTGAGGCAGATTTGTATAATACAATGCTCGGCAACTATCTCAAGTACATTAAACAGCTCAACGATATGCTTCCGAAAGTGACCGAGGCAAAGATTGCGACAACAGACGGCTTTGACGATTTCGTTGAAGGGCGTGACAAGCTTTGAAACGCTATCCATTAAGCTATAATCCGATACTTGAATATTACGAGCAGATACAAAACGGCAAGGTTACTGTTTGCGACAAAATACGCAAGTGGTACAAATATTTAAGCGATAAGGTGATTAATCCGACAGACGGCTACCACTATGAAGCCAAGCGAGGAAATCACATTATTGAATTTGTTGAAAACTACTGCCGACACAGTAAAGGCAAAATGGGCGGTCAGCTTGTAAGGCTCGAACTGTGGGAAAAAGCGTGGCTTGCGGCGACTTTTGGTTTTGTGGACGATGACGGCATCAGGCAGTATAACTTATCTGTGCTGATTATCGGAAAAAAGAACGGCAAGTCTTTGCTTGCCTCTGCGGTTGGCTTGTATATGCTCATCGGCGACGGTGAACCCGGTCCCGAAGTGTATGCAGTCGCCACCAAGCGAGACCAAGCAAAGATTATATGGCAGGAAGCAAAACGAATGGTTCGCAAGAGTGAAACTTTATTGAAACGAATTAAACCACTGCTGAATGAATTGAGTTCAGAAGATTACAACTGCGGAGTGTTTAAGCCGCTTGCTTCTGATTCAGATACACTCGACGGTTTGAATGTGCATTGTTGCCTTATGGACGAAGTTCATCAATGGAAGAACGGCAGACAGTTGTATGACATTATGGCGGACGGTACGATTGGGCGAGACCAACCGCTTATTCTTGTTACAACAACTGCAGGCAAAATCCGTGAGGACATCTACGATGAAATCTATGACGATGCCGTTCGCACTACGAATGGTTTGTTTGACGATGTAGGTTACAAAGACGAACACAGCCTTTACATTATCTATGAGCTTGACAAGCGTGAAGAATGGGAAAAGCCCGATTGTTGGGAAAAGGCAAACCCTGGACTTGGCACGATTAAAAACCGAAATGCCCTTGCAAGCAAAGTTAAAAAAGCGCAGGCGAATCCGTCACTTGTACGAAATCTTGTATGTAAGGAGTTCAACATAGCCGAAACATCAACCGAATCGTGGCTTAATTTTGAAGAGCTTAACAACGAAACAAAATTTGATGTAAAGGAACTCCGTCCGACCTACGGCATAGGCGGTGCAGACTTATCAAGCACAACCGACCTTACGGCGGCCAAGATGTTGTTTCGAGTGCCTGACAATGAAAATATTTTTGTATTGTCAATGTACTGGATACCTGCCGACCTCGTAGAGAAAAAAGTAACCGAGGATAAGATCCCGTATGACAAGTGGATAGAACAGGGCTTTATGCGTACTTGCCCCGGAAACAAGATTGACGCAAGTGTTGTTACTGCGTGGTACCAAGAATTGCAAGACGAATACGATATTTACTTGTGGAAAGAGGGCTATGATGCCTGGTCGGCTCAAATGTGGGTTAATCAGATGATTGACGCTTTCGGACCTACCGTTATGGAAGCTGTACATCAGGGCAAGAAAACACTGTCTGCCCCGATGAAGGCTCTCAAAGCAGACCTTGTAAAGAAAAAAATAATTTACAACAACAATCCAATTGATAAATGGTGTCTCGCAAATACTGCAATTGATGAGGACAGAAACGGTAATATACAGCCGATTAAGACCTCAAAGTCAACAAGACGAATTGACGGTACTGCGGCTTTGCTTGACGCTTACACGATATATTTTGAGTACGAAGATGAATACCTGAGCATTGTTTAATTTAGGAGGTGAGAAAATGGGAAAATTTAAGAACTTTTTAAATTCTGTTCGTAATGTCAGAAAGACAAAGAATTTTTCAAGGGTTGAACTTGTCACACAGAATAATTCAAATTTCTTTTTATGGGGCAACAGGGCATATGATTCCGACACGGTCCGAGCTTGCGTTAATGCACAGGCTTTGAGATTTTCAAAGTTATCTATCAAGCACATAAGAGAAACAATCGTTGACGGCAGAAAAGACCTGCTAATCAATCCCGAACCTTACCTTAAATTTTTGCTTGAAGAGCCAAATCCATACACAACAATAGATATGCTTTTGTATAAAACAAGCACGCAGTTGTCTTTGTCGGGTAATGCGTTTTGGCTTATTATCAGAGATTTAAATGGCTTGCCGACAGAATTGTACTTCATTCCGGCTAAATCGGCTACGGATTTGTACGACGCCAACGGCAATCTTGTTTATGAATTTATTCTTGCGAACGGAAAAACTTACCGCTTTGCCTCCGAAGATGTCATACATTTGCGTGATGACTTCGCCGAAAACGATATATTTGGCAGTGGCAAATTTAAGGCTCTTGCTCCTCTGCTTGAAATTGTTGAAACAACTGACAGCGGTATCATAAGCGCTATCCGAAATTCAAGTGTCATTAAATGGTTGCTGAAATACACCTCGTCATTGCGTCCCGAGGATTTGAAGAAGAACGCAAAAGCGTTTGCTGATAATTACCTTAACATCAGCAACAGCTCCGTCGGTGTTGCGGCAGTTGATGCAAAGGTTGATGCTAATCAGATAACCCCGAACGACTATGTTCCAAATGCTTTGCAAATGGACAGAACGAAAAATAGAATTTTAGAGTTGTTTAATACCAATGTAAAAATTATCACATCGACAGCAAATGAAGATGAAGAAAATGCTTACTTCGAGGCGGTGATTTCGCCTAAAATCATTCAGCTTAAAAACGAGCTTACACGAAAACTTTTCACTCGGCGACAACGAAGTTGTGGAAATTACATAGCAGTCGGCTCGTTTAATTTGCAGTCGGCAAGTCTTAAAACAAAGCTGAATTTCGCCGGAATGGTTGACCGTGGGGCAATGCTCCCGAACGAATGGCGAGAATCACTTGGTCTTGCTCCCGTTCCGGGCGGTGACGCTCCGCTTAGAAGATTAGATACAATAACAGTTGGCGAAGGAGGTGAAAACAATGCCGAAGATAATTGACATTAAAGGTCCTATCATTACAAACGATGACAAGTGGATCTATGACTGGTTTGGGGTAGCCTCCTGCTGTCCTGCTGATATTCGTTCACAGCTTGATGAAGTGGCGGATGATGAGGGTGTACAGGTTGTTATCAATTCATCAGGTGGTGACATCTTTGCCGCCTCCGAAATTTATGATATGCTCGCCGAAAGCAAGGCAACAATCAAGGTTGTTTTTGCCGCATCAGCCGCATCATACATTGCTTGTGCGTGCAAATCTGAGATTGTGCCGACAGGTATGCTGATGATACATAATGTGTCAAGCTATGCCGCAGGGGACTACAACGATATGGCACACGAATCGGGTGTGTTGCTCAAAGCAAGCAAAGCCGTGGCGACTGCATATAGACTTAAAACAGGTATGACCGAAAATGAACTTATCGGACTTATGGATAATGAAACTTGGCTTACTGCCGATGAGGCGGTTGAAAAAGGCTTTGTTGACAAGATTACCGAATATGCCGAAAAGCCAAAAGAGGTTAAACTCGCGGCAAGCCTTAACGGTCTTATCCCAGATACAATCATCAAACAGATGAGAAGTGAAAAAACACAGCTTACAGCAAAACTTGAATTATTAAAACGAAAGGAAGTTGAAGAATGAACAAACAGGAATATCTTGACAAGAGAAATGCTCTCTATGATAAGGCTAAGCAGCTTATCGCAGAGAACAAACTCACCGAGGCGAGAGAGGTAACACAGCAGATTGATAAGCTCGACAGTGACTTTGAAAATTCTGCCGTGAATAAGGCAAATAAAAATGCAGAGGAGGGGATTAAAATGCCTGCACCATTCGGAAATCACAAAACAAAAATTGACCTCACAGATGAGGGCGAACAGGTAACAGATCTGTATTCAACACTTGAATACAGAAAGGCATTCGCTAACTATATTCAGAACGGCGTACCCGTGCCACAGAAGTTTGCTAACACAGCGGCACAGACAACATCGGGTACTGCGGCGGCAATTGTACCGACAACAATGTATCAGCGTTTGATTGTTGAACTTGAAAAAGTCGGCGAGATTTACGCAAGAGTATTTAAGACAGCTTATCCGACTGCACTCCTTGTTCCTACACAGAACATCAGACCGACAGCGAGCTGGGTTGACGAAGAAAAGGGTTCTGACCAGCAGAAGGTTACAACTGACAAGGTTGTGTTTGCAGGTTATAAGCTTGAATGCAAGGTTGCATTCTCTCTCTTCATGACAAAGACTGCCCTTGATACCTTCGAATCGCAGTTTATTGACCAGATTAAGAACGCAATTGTAAAGGCTGTTGAATCTGCAATCATCAAGGGTACAGGCACAGGCTCTCCGACAGGCATTCTTACTTGCACGCCGCCTGAGGGTCAGACTATTGAAATTGCAAAGACAGGTAAACTTGCTTATTCAACACTTTGTAACGCAGAGGCGGCTCTTCCTGCCGCGTATGATGATGCTGTATGGCTTATGACAAAGAAATCATTCTTTGCATTTATGGGCATTACAGACAGCAACGGTCAGCCTGTTGCTCGTATGTCTGAGGGTCTCAACGGTAAGCCATCACTTACCCTTTTCGGCCGTGCTGTTATCCCGACAGACGGCTATATGGATTCGTATGCTGACACGGTTTCAGCCGACACAACCTTTGCGATGATGTTCAATCTTAGCGATTACATCTTCAACGAGGTAATGGGCTTAAGTGTCAAGAAGTACGAAGAGGACGACACCGATAACACAGTCCTTAAAGCCGTAATGCTTGCAGACGGTAAGGTTGTGGATACTCACAGCCTCGTCAAGCTCGTTAAGAAGAGTGCTTAAAAGAGGTTTGAATTATGGCAGTATCCAATGAAATTGAATCCGTAAAGGTTTCGCTCCGTATCAATACGGTGCTGTTTGACGATGAAATATCTGCCCTCATTGATTCTGCCAAAAGTGACATGGCAGGTGCAGGAGTTGATGTCAACGACAAAAACTCAACTGCACTTGTTATGCAGGCAATCAAATTCTATTGCCGTGCTTATTTTTCGGTTACCGCCGACAGCGAATGGGCACGGCATTACGAAGAATTGCGCGATGCAATGGCTGCGAGAGGAGCGCAAACATAATGAATGCAGATACTCTTGTTAAACTTGTTGAAAAGTCAGGGCAAACAACCAATGACATCGGCGAAATTGTGTATCAGGAAAAGCTCCGAACGATTTATGCACAACGCAAATATGTTCGACAATCTGAATTTTTTCAGGCACAGGCGAACGGGTTGAAACCCGAATGTATGCTTGAAGTCAACTCGTTTGAGTACCACAACGAAGAATTTTGTTATCTCGAAAATAAGAGGTTTAAGATTTATCGTGCGTATGAGATTAAAGGCACAGAGCGTACGGAGCTGTATTTAACGGATGTGGTAGGTGAGAATAATGTCTTTGCCTAAAGCAGTTAAAATCACAAAAAACGGCGTTGAGATAATCAGCAATGTTGACCGCATTCAGTACACACTCAAAGAGCTTGAACGAGCCGCTCTGCGTGATGTTGGCAAGTTGGTATGTAAACGGTCACGACAAAAAATAAAACGCAGGACGGGACGCTTGGCGAAAAATACACAGTATTGGGTACGCTCAAAGCAAAAAATTCCTGACCTGCAAGTAGGCTTCAAACCGGGCGGATTCTATGGACTGTACCAAGAAATTGGCACGAATAAATATCCAAAAATCGGAGCATTGAGCGACGCTGCCGAAAGCAACATCAAAGACATCATCAAAATCGAACAGCAATACCTCAGTGCCGTAGGCACAGAAGAGGCAGAACGCAAATTGAACGAGGGGGAATACAGCGGTGAATAGCATTAAGAATTTTTTGAGTGCGGTTTTATCGCAGTATGCCCCTTCATTTTTTATGATTGGTGACGGGTTCCCGAGGCTTGTTTATGAGATTAAACAGCTTTACACCGATGAGCCGTACAAGAAATATCTTGTTACGCTTAATCTGTATGATAGGTTCACCACCGAGAAAATCGACAATATTGTGGATGAAATCTTTTCGGATGTTGCGAGGGCGACCTACACGCAGGGCAAACGGCACTACAAATTCTACAATAACAGCGACAGGCAGTATGTCGCTGAATCCGATAAGACAATAAACAGAATAATGGCAACCCTTGAATTGAGGGTTTACGAAAGAGAGGATGATTAAAATGACAACAGTTAAGCCACGAAAGATTAAGCCGTACAGCGGTTACAGCAATAAGACGGCTGACCGTATGCTCCTTGACGCAGGTGCGTTTTTTGTCAATTACGATCCTGCAACCGATACATACGCAAGCGCCAAAAAGGCAGGTAAGTGCCTTGGCGTAACGATTAAAGGCGGCGAATTTTCCGCAAAGCCGACACTCAGACGACTTGAATTTGACGGCGTAAAAACAAGAACTAAAGGTGACACAGTAGTTGATGGGTGGGAAGTTTACCTTAAAGCAACCCTTGCCGAAATGACTACTCAGAACTTCATTTATGGTCTTGGTATCGCAGATAAAAGCACGGACGAAAATGTCGCAGGCTACGATGTAATCATGGGTAGAGATGTTATTCTTGACGGTGACTACATTAAGAATATCACTTGGGTAGGCTGTCTCCTCGGGGCGGATAAGCCGTGTATTATTCAGGTGTTCAACGGCTTCAATGAGAACGGTCTCACGCTTGCAATTGCAGATAAGGACAACGGTAAGGTAGAAGCTCAGTTCTATGGTAACCTTTCACCCGAAGTTTACGATTCAGAGGACGAAATCAAACCACCATTTAAGATCTTCAGACCGACAGAAAAAACGGAAACAACGGAAACATCGGAGGCATAATTATGAGAAAATTAAGCATTAAAGACGCATTCACGCTTGCTCGCATTATCAAAAAAGCAGACATCAAAGAGGAAATTGCAGACTTTGCAAATCGCATTGCTGTCAAAAATAGCAACAAAGATGAAACGGTCAACACCGAAGCAGTCGGTCTTGAATTTGTGATTACTCTGTTAACTTCTTTGGCAACCAAAGAAACAGAACAGGAATTTTATTCAATGCTTGCCGACATCAGAGGCGACATTACTGCCGATGAGGTGAGTAAATTAAGTATCCCCGAAGTCCTTGACAATGTGAAGATAATTATCAGGGAGAATGACATAAAAAGTTTTTTTACCTCGCTCTCAGCCTTGAAGTAAGAACATATGGAATGCTTATGCAGTATTGTTGCGGTAATACTGCCGTACTGCATGAGCTGTCTTTTTCCGAGGCTGTCGAGATTATCAAAAATGCGATTAATGACCGTGAGGACGAAATGCTTTACAAGGCATATATGCTCACGATGACAGGCAGATTTACAGGCGTGTCATATGTCGATTTTGTAAACAAGGTTAAAAATCAAATGCAGACAGGCGCGGAAGAAACTGTAAACGTCGAAGCTGTCGAAAGCAAGATTGCAGATTATCTTGATAACTACAAATGGGAGGAGGTGTAGCTAATGGCTGTTGAAATCTTTAAGCTGTTTGGCTCTATTTTCGTCAACAATGATGAAGCAAACAAATCCATTTCAGAGACCGAGAAAAAAGGTAAAGGTGTTGCCGCAACCTTAGGTAATGGTATCAAAACCGCAGGCAAATGGGGAGCGGCAATGGTCGGAGGCGCGGCGGCAGGCGTAGGAGCATTGTCCACTGTCGCAGAGAGCACCCGAGAATACCGAACAGAAATGGGTAAACTCGACACAGCTTTCACCACCAACAAATTCTCAGCGGCAGACGCAAAGCAAACATATTCCGACCTCTATGCCGTAGTAGGTGACAGCGGACAAGCGACAGAAGCCGCAAACCACCTTTCTTTGCTTTGCAATTCTACCAAAGATTTGCAATCTTGGACAGAAATCTGCACAGGTGTTTACGGTCAGTTTGGCGATTCACTTCCGATTGAAGGCTTAACTGAGGCGGCGAACGAAACAGCGAAAGTCGGACAGGTAACAGGTCCGCTTGCTGATGCTCTTAACTGGATGGGTGTGTCTGAGGATGCTTTTAATGAAAAACTTGCAAAATGCTCCTCGGAGCAAGAGCGACAGCAGTTAATCACATCAACCCTCACAAGCTTGTATTCGGATGCCTCTGCTCAGTACAAGAAAACAAACGGCGATGTAATGGAATCTAACAGGGCACACCAGCAACTATCTGACACTATGGCTCAGATTGGTGCTATCGCCGAGCCTGTCCTTAACTCTCTTATCGGTCTTGGCGGTAAACTCCTCGAACAGCTCTCACCATTGATTGAGATCGTGGCAAACAACCTTGCCCCCGTTTTAATCAACATCTGCGAAGAGGTTGCCCCGATAATTGTATCGATGCTTGAACAGATTATGCCATTGATTGAGGAGTTACTGCCGTTTATTGCTCAGCTTATGGAGCAGTTAGCTCCTATCATTGTTCAGATTGTTGAACAGCTTTTTCCACCTTTACTGCAAATCATTCAGGACTTGCTTCCGTATTTTATGCAGATAATAACGGCGATTATGCCATTGTTTGGTACTCTTGTAGAGCTTTTAACGCCCGTTATCGAAATGTTTATTCAGCTTGCCAGCGTGTTGCTCAACGGCTTATTAGCGGCACTCACTCCGATTATTGAGGATTTAGCTACATTCCTTAATGACCTTTTAACACCTCTTATTCCGATTATAAGCGAATTATGTAACACGATTGTCGGCACTTTACAGCCTGTTTTTGAACAGTTATCGCCTGTCATCTCACGGGTTTTCGATGCTCTTCGCCCGGTTCTTGACCTACTCGGTGAAATGCTTGAAACACTTATTCCTGCCCTTGTTCCGGTGATTGAATGGTTGGCGCAAATCTTTTCGGAGGTTTTAGGCGGTGCAATTAAAGGAGTCAAAAAAATTCTTGAACCGCTTTCGGGGATTTTTAATGGAATTGTAGATTTCGTAAAAGGTGTTTTTTCGGGGAACTGGGAACAAGCGTGGAACGGTGTTGTTAACATTTTTAAGAATGTATTTAACCTTTTACCTACGTTCGTTGAGAATGTAATCAACGGCATTATTTGGATTATTAACAAGCTCTTAGAGGGCGTAAACTGGGCAACATCAATGATTGGCTGGGAGATAGATCCGATTCCGGAAGTAACCTTGCCTCGTTTCCGTGCCGGTATTGATTATGTCCCACATGATAAGTTCGCCGCATATCTTGATGCCGGCGAGGCAGTTCTCACAGCTCAAGAGGCTGAGGAGTATCGTCAATCAAAGCGTGAAGGCAGAGGTTCAGTCTTCGAAAATGATTCAACTAACATCGTTAACAACATCAGCATTAACATTCCTTCGGTTGCGATTGATAACGATATGGACATTGACAGCTTGGTCGATGATATCAGCAACAGGCTTGCCGATGAAATCACAAGGAGGCAGAGAGCATATGCATAACTTTTATTTTGCTGACAAATGGCTGTCTTATTTTTGCGGCAGATTCGTACAAGCCCCACAACACGAGATAGCTAAGAGGGATATTTCAGCAATTGAAATCCCATACAAGGACGGCGACATTCTCCTCGATAATGGCAGGTGGCAGAATGTGGAGTTTGAAAGAGAAATTTGTTTTCTGCCGTATTTGTCTGAGATGTCCGCACATCATCTTGCTAAGGCTGTTACTGAATGGCTGACCTTAAATCGGGGATATCAGAAGTACAAAGACACTTATAATCCCGGTTATTTTACTAAGGCTTACATATCAAATATTGATAGCATTGTACGAGAGTTGCCCTCGTTGCTTACAACCAAAATCAAATTCAATCGTGTTCCTTGGTGGTACTCAGAGATTGGTGCTAAACCTATTGAATTAGAGGTTAATAAGGCGGTGAATTTGCGTAATCCCGAAAAATACATAAGCTTGCCGACCATTAAGATTACCAACACAAATACAAGCAGTAGCAGTAACGCTAAGGCTAATTTAACTATTAACGGAACAAAATATATTTTGTCTTGCGTTGCGGGTTATGACTACGCTCTGCTTGACGGTGAATCAATGCAGTATAGAGCGTATAAATCTGACGGTACATCGAAATTTATCAACGACACATTACCGCCTGAATTTTCCACCGGAAATAATCAGGTTACGGTTACAGCTGTCAGCAATGCCGAGATTAGCATTACCCCGAATTGGAGGCGTTTGTAAATGTTCTATCCCTTGCTTTATAAATTGCAAAACACAACCCACATCTTGAACCAAAGTGCAATGTTAAAAATCGGTATGATGACCGAGATTATAAGCGGAAAAGTTACCGAAGAACGCAACGGCGACTATTTGCTTGAAATTGAGCTTTTGGTGACAGATGACTGCGCCGATTTGCTTGATACACAACTCTTCGTTAAAGCAAAACCAAATCCGACAGACGAACCGCAATTCTTTGAAATCTATAATTTGCAGTACAAAGATAAAAAATCCGTTGTAATCAAAGCAAAGCATATCAAGCATAATTTGTACAATAATTTTTTGGTTGAAGTACAAAATCAGACAGACATAATGTGCACACCTGCGGAATGGTGGTATCGCCTTTGCACGGGGCAAGAGGAGGGCTTACAAACGCAAATGACCTTGTGGGCGCACCACTTTAAATTTACATCCGATATCACCGCAAAATCCTCTATGACGCTCGGTTTTGTTACTCCGTGTACTCTCGGAGATTTTATGGGTGGGGCTGACGGCTCACTTATTGATGTTTTCGGAGGCGAGTATAAATATGACAATTTCAATGTGTCTCTTTTAGAAAACCGTGGAACAACTACTAAATATCATTTAAAGTGGGGAAAAAATCTGAGCAGTTTAACGCAAACACTTGATTCGGACGATATTTGCTCGCATGTGGCGGCATATGCGACTTGCTATGATACCTATGCAAAGCGCAATGTTGTGCTTTGCTCACAGCCACAGGAACTTAAAAGCCACAAATCAAAGTTAATTAAGGTTAAAGCTGTTGATGTAACAAACGGTGGTTCAGTGGATATTGGTAATACGACGGGCTACTGGAATTTTAATGCGCAGACGGGCGAAAACAAAGACCTGCTGATTCAGAAACTTAACATACAGGCTCAGGTGTTAAGGGGGCAGCTTGCAAGTACCAATGGAGCACCTACGCTTAATGTCAAGGTTGATTATCCCACAACGCTTGATGAGATGTTGGATTTGCATTTGTGCGATACAGTTTACATAGACACGGCTAATGACAGTTTGCAGGCAAAAATCATAAAAACAGATTATGATATTGTGCTTGAACGATGGAACAGCCTCGAACTCGGCACACCAAAATCAAAATTATCTGATTATATAGTAAAATGAGGTGAATAAAGTTGAACATCAACCATACGAAAATGACGCTCGAAATTAACAGCTGTAAAAACTACGAAATTTTAGAGGTCAGACAGGGTGACAAAGGTTCACGCATTATTGATTTTACATTTACGGTCAACGGCGAAATTGTTGACCTTGCCTCCACGATGTCGGCAAAAGTCAATGCTACGGTTGACGATGTAATCGTTGCAGAAGATGTTGCCGCTGTCGTTGACACCGAAAATAATGTAGTCACAGTTACGCTTACAGACACAATGCTTGCATTATCAGGCATATGCAAAATGGACATTGTGCTTACAGAGGGCGATGAAATCATAACCGCTGAAACCGTTTGCTTGCGTGTAGGAAAAAGTGTAATCAATGACGACAGCAAAGCCTTTCCGGGTGCAAGCTCTATTGCGGAAATTACAAAAGAAGTCGAAACCGCAAGGGGAAGCTCCTCAAGCCTCAACGCAAGGCTTAACGGGATTGATTCCGCTGTAACAAACAAAGCCGAAAAAAGCACGGTCAGTCAGTTGTCAGCTCGGATGCAGTCGGCGGAAACATCTCTTACAGGCAAGGCGAACGCAACGGATGTAGCCAACGCTCTTAAAGCGAAAGAGGACAATTCAAACAAAGTGAGTTCCAAAACGGACATCACAGACAACAGAGTTAATTATCCAAGTATTGAATATCTTGACGCTTATTATTACAAGGCAAATGAACTCTACTCATCAGAAGAGACGAACGAGCTTCTTGGCAACAAAGCCAATGTAAATTCTGTTTATTCAAAGACAGAATCTGATAAATCGCTTGGCAACAAAGCAGACAAGGCAGAGGTTGACGATGTCAAGGCATACATCGGTTACACTGATGAGGACATAGTAGGGCTTTGTGTCGATTATGAAAATAAAACTTTCAAACGGCTCGCGGGAGCTGTTAATCTTTCACAGGGAGCAGACTTTGATAAGTTCGCAATGTATGGGGGCAGAAAAAGATGTAATGTTTCTGATGATGGAACAATCACAGCATACTATGGTGACGAAGGCTATACGGAAGACGGCTCGAACGGTCAGGTTATGGTTTTTCAGCCAGCGTTCTATTACAAGGTCGTCCCGTTGAAATTGGAAAAAAACACCGATTCAGGAATCGGCTATCATCTACGGAAGGCGAACTATTATGTAAGCTCAAAGCCAAAAACAGGGTTCAAACTACACCCTGCATTCTATGATGCAAACGGTAACGAGATTGACTACATCCTGTATTCAGCTGATGAGGGCAGTATGTTTGATGTATCTGCCAAAGCCTATGTCAACGATAATGTCGATTCTATCACTTACGAGGACGGTGACCTGCTCTGCTCGGTTGCAGGAAAAAAACCTATAAGCGGATTGAGGAAGGGAATCGGAACAAAGACGAATCTAGAAACAATGGCACAGAACAGGGGGCAAGGTTGGCATCTCGAGACAATTAAGGCAACAAGCGCAAATCAGCTTCTTATGATGATTGAGCTTGGGATAATGAGCACGCAAAACGGCATCGGTCAGGGTGTTGTTAGTATTTCAGACAACAGTTCATATAACTGTGCATCTTTGACAGGCTCAACCGCTGACCTTGGAAATGCAACAGGTCAGGCAACCGAAACCATCAACGAAAAAGGCGGTGTTCAAACTACCGAAACAGGAAGCGGAAAACTTGCTGTTACATACAGAGGTGTCGAAAATCCTTGGGGTAACCTATGGAAACACATTCAGGGTATAAACATTTGGGGCGATGGCACGATGTGCGGTGGTCAACCCTATGTTGCGAACAACTTCGCATTCAATGAATCAAAGCATTCTGATAACTATGAGCCTGTTGGATTCACTCTTGCAAATGCAAGTGGTTTTATTAACGCAATGGGTTATGGCGGTGAGAATTATGATTGGTTGCTGATGCCGTCAGAAATCGGCGGAACAAACGCACTTCCTGTTGGCGATTACTTCTATGCCGAATCAAATTTGAACGGCTATCGTATTACCCGTTTTGGTGGTTGTTTCAACACTTCCAGTCAGGCGGGCGTTTTCAATTGGCGCGGTATTGACGGTGTTGGCTACCGTAGTCGGGTTGTCGGCGGTCGCTTGGTGTATGTTCCGACTGCTAAGTCTGGTGATGCGCCAACTAAATCTTACTCTGCGTCAGAGGTTGATTCACTTCTTGCGAATAAATACGATTCGTCAAATATCGAACTTGGTACAGCTACTCTTACACCGTACTCTACTCAGATTGATAAAATAAAATCTGCAACTTGCCTTTATGAAAAAA